TCGTTATCCTGAATCTAATTATTGGACACAGGATACCACATGAGATTAAAAAGAAGATCTAAAAAGAAAGGCCCAGTACAAGCAAAAAAAATATCTTATGATGGAATTAAATTTGCATCCGGTCTTGAAAGATATACTTATATGGCTTTAAAAAAAGCAAAGCTATTTGAAGGTTATGAAAACGAAGTGTTTCAGCTTATAAAAGGATTTAACTTTAATAATATATCATATGAAAAACAAGCTAATGGTAAAGGTGAATATGTTGATAGAGGACAAAAAAAAATATTAGGTATAAAATATACACCTGATTTTGTTGGCAAAGACTATATAATAGAATGTAAAGGGAGAGCTAACGAGTCTTTTCCTATAAGATGGAAATTATTTAAATTATGGCTCACGAAAAACAATATTGGAAAGACGCTTTACAAACCGCAAAATCAGAAAGAAGTGGACAGGACAGTGGATTTGATAAAGCAGCAGAGAAAAAGAAATCAAGGTTAATGTACAATAGGCGGCTCTTGCAAAGAGAAGTTAAAGAACTGCTTAATAAAAAAATTATAAAGTATGGAGAAATCGTTAGACTTCATAGAAAATATGGAATTCAGTCTACAGGATCATTATAAAGAGCGAATAAATTGGCACATGAAAATGTTAAAATATTATTTAGATGAAAAGTACAGGTTGGGAACTTAGCGCAGGATTATATCCTGGTGTTCTTATAGGAATAAGAAGCTACACAGAAAAAAAATTTACAGAACACGTTTTTTATTTACCATTTATAGAATTATGTTTAACAATACATTATGAATGAAGAAGCATTAGAAGAATATATTAGAAAACATTATCCTAGAATGTTTAAAAATAAACCTGTTATTATAGAAGAACAAGAAAAATTTATTACAGTTAAATACAACAAGGACGCAAGTCCTATAATATTAAGTAAAGATGTACTCAAAATTATATGATATGTTATTAAAATCTGCAAAAGCAGATAAATCAAAAGCAATGCTCAGCTTAGATTTGTTAAGTGAAAAAGCTGCTGGTATAGGAGATCATTCAACAGATGATTTTTATAAAAATGCAGAACAAGCTTTGCAAATGTTAGTTGATGCTGACGATAGAATTGAAGCACTAAAAATTTATTTTGATGAAGGAAAGTAAACTATTAGAAATGCAAAATAAAGTTGAAGCGTTAGGAAGTGCTTTAACAAGGGTAATTAATGAAATGACTAATCTTAAAGATTTAAGTATTGGTACAATGGAATTAGTAAAAAAATTACCTGATTACGATAAGGCTTTAGAAGAATTAAAAGAACAATATAAAAAGAAAAAAGATGAGTCTATTCAAACAAAGGATACCGTATAAGCCATTTGAATATCCTGAATATTACACAGATGGTTGGCTGAAACAAGCACAAGCATTTTGGTTGCATACAGAAATACCTATGCAAGGTGATATTAAAGATTGGAATGAAAAATTAACTTCAGAAGAAAAAAACTTAGTTGGTAACATCCTTTTAGGATTTGCACAAACTGAATGTGCTGTATCAGATTATTGGACACAGAAAGTAGTTAGGTGGTTTCCAAAACACGAAATACAACAAATGGCCATGATGTTTGGTTCACAAGAAACAATACACGCAGTTGCTTATTCTTATTTAAATGAAACATTAGGATTAGAAAACTTTGAAGCATTTTTACATGAACCTGCTACAGCCGCTAGATTTGATAATCTTGTTAGTTATAGTGGTACTGACCCTGTAGGTATTGGTAAATCTTTAGCTGTATTCAGTGCATTTGCTGAAGGTGTGTCTTTGTATTCAGCATTTGCTGTGCTTTATAGTTTTCAATTACGTAATTTACTTAAAGGTATAGGACAACAAATGAAATGGTCTGTAAGAGATGAATCGTTACATTCTAAAATGGGTTGTCAATTATTTAGGCATATGTGCCAAGAAACTAAAGGATTACAAAATGATGCTCATGAACACATTATTAAAGCGGCCTCAACAATGCTTGAAGCAGAAGAAAGATATATTGATAAAATGTTTGAACAAGGAGATATTGAAAACCTCAAAGCTTACGACCTCAAACAATTTATTAGAAAAAGGCTTAACGAAAAAATTGTTGAGCTCGGTTACAGCAACCAACGGGGGCACTTTGAATTTGACGAAATCGCAGCAAGCAATCTTGACTGGTTCTACCATCTTACCGGGGGGCACACTCATACTGATTTTTTTGCTGTTAGGCCTACTGATTACTCGAAGGCTAACGAAGGAGAAGATTTTGAAGATATTTGGTAGTTATGAAAAAAATAAGTAAAAATAAATTTAGACAGTGGAAATTAAAGCAACCTTTATGGCTGCAACTTTTAATTGAAATACTTATTTTTATATTTATATTTTGGGTATTAAATTTAATATTTAATCCCTTTGGATACAGAATAACACCGTGGTAAAAAAAATAAAATGAAAAAATTATTATTATTATTATTATTTAGTGCAGCATCATATGCTCAAAGCAATGAAATATATGGACTATGGTATAATGCTGAAGGAGAGTTTGTTAAGATATTTGAAAATGATACTTTTAATAGATTTACTGTAGAGGTTGGTACAAGAAAAAAAATAACCGTATCAACGGGAACAATAGAATATGTTAATAAAGAATTACGTATTGTAAGAAAAGATACAGTAGATAGCTACAACCTTTGTTATTATATAGGTAATGAAACTATGGTTGTATGCAGACCAAGATCGCAACAAGCATGGTTATGGCAGAAGATAAGCAACTAAAAAGAATTTGCAATGTTTGCAAAAAAAATAAAGAAAACAAACACTTTAAACATGAAGGTAAAAAAACATGTGCTAGGTGTGAGTTCCGTTGGAAAACATCTTTTATAAGGTTATTAGTACACGATAGAAGATTAACAGCCAAAGAAAGATTATCAAATAGACTAGGATATATGGGTTCTGCTTTTATAATGTTATCACCTTACATATTAAACTATGGCAATATAGGTGCTATAACATATATACTTGGAGGTTTGTTATTAACTCCTCAAGTATGGATTGCAAAACAATGGAACTTAGTTATAATAAATATTAACTTAGTAGTAGGTTATATAATGTATATATTATTATAGTATGTGGAATAATGAATGGGTAAAAGGTCAAGACTATCCTGCATGGGGGGATACTGATGTTTATAAAAAAACTATATCAGGAGGTTATCTTGTTAATGGAGAATCTCCTCGCGATGCTTATACTAGAGTTGCTAAGACTGTAGCTAAAAGACTTTATAAACCTGAAATGGCTGATAAGTTTTTTGACTATATATGGAAAGGATGGCTTTGCTTAGCTTCGCCTGTGCTGTCTAATACAGGAACCGATAGAGGTTTACCAATAAGTTGTTTTGGTATTGATGTAGGAGATAGTATAATGGAAATAGGTAATAAGAATTTAGAAATGATGTTGCTCGCAAAACACGGTGGGGGAGTTGGCATTGGAGTTAATATGATTAGACCTGCCGGATCTAAAATTACAGGTAATGGAACATCAGACGGCGTTGTCCCTTTTTGCAAAATCTACGACTCAACTATACTCGCAACCAATCAAGGTTCAGTTAGAAGAGGAGCTGCTAGCGTTAATATCAATATTGAACACAATGACTTCCTCGAATGGTTGGAAATTAGAGAACCCAAAGGTGATGTCAACAGGCAATCTCTTAACTTACATCAGTGTGCTGTCGTTGGCGATAAGTTTATGCGAAAACTTGAACAAGGAAATCCAGATGCAAGGAATAAGTGGTCCAAACTCATCCAAAAACGTAAAGCAACTGGAGAACCATATATCTTGTTTAAAGGAAATACAAACAAAAACAATCCAGAAGCATATAAGAAAAATAGTTTAAAGGTACATATGACTAACATATGTAGTGAAATTGTATTACATACAGATGAGTCACACAGTTTTGTTTGCTGTTTGTCATCTGTAAATCTAGATAAATATAATGAATGGAAGAATACGAATTTAATATACGACGCGACCTGGTTCCTGGACGGTGTGCTCGAAGAATTTATTCAGAGGGCAAAGAATATGAAGGGATTCGAATGCTCTGTTCGCAGTGCGGAGAAGGGCAGGGCTCTTGGACTTGGTGTCCTTGGGTGGCACAGCCTGTTGCAAAAGAGCGGAATATCTTTCGAAGGTTTATTAGCACAATTCAAAACGCGAGAAATATTTTCAAAAATAAAAATTGAAACTGAACGTGCTTCAAGAGCTCTTGCAGAAACATATGGTGAGCCCTTGTGGTGTGTGGGTACTGGTATGCGTAATACTCATTTAAGAGCAGTAGCACCTACCGTATCTAATAGTAAGTTAGCGGGTAATACGTCAGCTGGTATTGAACCATGGGCTGCAAATGTATTTACAGAACAATCAGCTAAGGGGACATTTATAAGAAAAAATAATGAACTTAAAAAAGCACTTAGAAAAATTGGTATTGACTATAAAGAAACTTGGGACAAAATTTTGGAAGATGGTGGATCCGTTCAAGGACTTAAAGAACTCGATGGATGGTTTTACGATGAAAGAGGACGATTAAACCAAGAAGAAGGAGAACCGATAAAAAATGTATTTAAAACTTTTAAAGAAATAAATCAACTTGAACTTGTAAGGCAAGCCGGTATACGGCAGGATTACATAGATCAATCTGTTTCACTTAACCTGGCATTTCCATCCGAGGCAACCCCCAGATGGATTAATCAGGTGCATGTTGAAGCATGGAAGCGCGGAATCAAAACTCTTTATTATATGAGAACTGAATCCGTGCTGAGGGGAGATATAGCCGCAGCAGCTATGGATCCCAACTGTTTAAGCTGCGATGGTTAATTTAAATTCAATATTATGGCAAAAAGATTTACTTTTTCAGATGCTAAAGCAAAGATTAAAGAGTTAGAAGAACAAATAAAAAAGAAAGCAGGTGATGCTATTCTTGATACTTCTGATAATGTTTTCTCTGCTAAAGAACTTAAAAGAATTAAGTTTTTAGAAGCATGGGCAATATTAGGACCTATAGTAGGTATACTAATAGGATTAATATTTTAAATATAAGGGGGGCTTAGCGGCCCCCTTTTTTTTATCTTTTTCTTCTTCTATTACTATTAGTTCTTGTTCCCGCATCAGGCGTTAATACATTTAAAAGTCTTGAAATAATAGTTCCGGTGCCACCTGGCCTTCTATATCTTTTGGCGTCAGCTTGATTATCTGTTGGGCCTAATAAAATTTTATTATTTAACATTTTATTTCTAGCCCTTATAGATTCATTAGCAGAAGGATCTAAAGTTTCTGGTCCTTTAGGAGGATCAACAGTCTTTTTAATTTCTTCTGTAGTTTTATCCTCAATTATTTTTTTCTGTTTTTTCCTAGGGTCATCTGGGTATTCTTGTTTAGGTATATTCGTCTCAACAGTTAGATCATCCATAGGTATTGGTTTAATAGTATTAGTATATACATCAAACTTATCTTTATATTCGTTTTCTGGAGTCATTCTTGTTCCTGAAAATTGAAATGGGTCTGTAGCATTATATGTTTCACCAGTAGGTTTACCTTTATCATCAAGTTTAGCAACATTTTGAATAGTACCACTGCCTTCTTTTCTGTAATATCTATCTTTTATTACACCTTTTTTATCTTCATTACCCGTAAGATCTAAAAGCACATTTCCAAAAGCAGTATTGAATCTATCTTTCCTGTTTCGCATAAAATCTTGTGCTTGTTCATCACTCATTAATTTTCTAGCACCAATTCTTTTAGCTCTTCTTTCTCTTCTAGCGTCTTTTCTGTTTTGTCTTGCTACTGCTTTTTGTCTTCTTTTATCATTAGGGTCACGTTTGCTTCCTAAAGTAAACTCCCCTCCGTCAAAAGATTCAACTTCCCCCTCTAATTTATTTGCTCGTTTTGCATCTGATTGTGTTCTATAAGCCCCAACAACCCTATCTTTTCGATCACCTAAAATTTTTTCTCTTAATTCTTTTTCGTGTTCTTTAGTATGTGCCATAATTATTATTTGTTAATTAACTTGTCTTTCTGCTTTATTTGCCGCTTCTTCCCACGGTAATTTAGAATGTCCTTCTATATATTTTTTATTATTATATTGTATTTTTCCCCCAACTCTAGGATATTTACTGCCTTTCCAATAAACATAATTATCATCATAATTAAGCTTACCAGATTTCATATCTCTCATATGTTGTTTTTCATGAGCAATAGTTCTTTTCTTTTCTACCGGTGATAAGTCTTTATCAACCTCTATAGTGCCATCGTTGTTAGCTCTACCCATAACACCTTTGCCTAATTGTTTTGTTTCAATTTTTTTAGCAGGACTAAATTTTTTAGGTTTAAATTTTTTAAAATTTACTTTAGATTCTTTAATATTTTTTTCAACATCTAATTGATAAGGACTCCAACCTAATGCTAAAAATATATTTTGCCAAGCATCATTATGTTCTGCACTTATAGCTTTTAAGTTTTCTACTTTTTTAAATGCTCTATCTAAAGGAATATTAGTCAAGCCGGATACATAATTTGCTTTTGCAAAATATTGATAAAACGGGTCTTCTTTATATTGTCTCCAATTTTCAAATCTTTGAGCTTCAATTATATCACCTATTTTTTTGCTTACAGGTGGAGATATACTTAACCCTTTTTGTATTAATCTAAGTGCAGGATCTGCAACTCTTTCCCCAGCTTCTCTTCTTTTTTGTTGGCTATAATACTCTTGGCCTAAGTTTTTAAGTGCAGCAACTACAGCACCACTATAGCCCATACCTCTTAAAAATCCATCAGCTATTGTATTTGCAAAAAATCCAATTTTCTTTTCATCTTTTTCGTCGTCTTCGTTATCTGACAAAAGTAATGAAAACAATGCAGATTGTAAACCTGAAAATATTATGTTTTGAGCTGCACCATAGTATAATATTTTAGATGCATTTGTTCTCCAATCGCCTCTTCTATTTATCAAATCAAGTGTAGCTTTTTTAGTTAGTCTAGCATATTGTAATGGTGTATTAGCAAATGCTAATATTAATCTACCAATGTCTGACGACTGTTGCCTAGATATTCTGTCTGGCCTAGAAGATTGTTGTGTTTCTTCAGCAACCTCTTGAAATTCAAGCATTGTTTGTTCTTCAGCCTGTGCAGGATCAACACCTTGATTTACTAATTGATCTATTCTATTTCTATACCAGGAAGCACCACCAAAAGATATTGCAAAGCTATCTCCCCATTGTGTTGGTTTAAAACCTAATTCAAGTAATTTTTTATTAGCTCGTAAAAACCAATTGCCTGGTTGTGAATCAGCTATATCAGCTGTGTTTAATTCAATTTTTTGTCCACCTCTACGATCTGTAAGAAAACTAGAATTCCATAATTTAAAAAAGTCTTCGGTAAATTGTTTTCTATTACCCATTGCTCTTGCCATTGCTAATGGATTATTATGTGTAAAGTTCATAAAGTTAACTATAGATAACTGCTGTAGTACTGCAGATCTTACATTAACTGCCATAACATTAGCAACAGACTGGTTTATCCAATTCATAGCTGAATTAAATTCTTTATCTTTGCCTTGCTTTCTGTTTACACCTGTTTCCATTCTAGTTAATACATTAGATAACGCATCAGTAAAATCTTCACCATGTAATTGTTTTATAACTTTCATATTTTCTTTTGAAAATATTTGTTCTTTATTATTTAAGAACTCAGCTAAAAACTCTTTTCTTTGTTGAGTTTGATTTGCAATATTTAAATCTAAATCAATATTACCACCTTCCCAATCATTATATATTTCAGTATAACCTTTTTCTGTTTTAGTTATTTTAGAAAGATCTTCTGCAAAAGCAAGTAAATCATTATTATTAACAACAGTTGCTATTAAGGCTTCTTGATCAGATTCTGATATACCAAGGTCTTGATCCCCTCGTGAAAATAAATATGTACGAACAGCATCTTCATTAGTATATTGACCGTCAAGTATACTTTGTTTTAATAAAGCTTTATTTTTATATCGTTTTTTTAATTCTTTATAATCTTTACCTAAAGCAACTTTAGCGGCTTCATATGCATTTATACCTTTAGCAAAAGGTGTCATTATGTTTTCTTCAAAAAACTTCATTTGTTTTTCGCCAGCTTTGCCTGACTTATAAAATGTGTATAGCAAACCTGCAAAATCATCAGCCCCTGGAGGCACATATATATTTAGTTTTCCAATTAAAGAACTTTTAGTTGGTCCTTTACTTTTAAATATATTAAGTGCATCTGTACCAATTGTAGAAGTTTTTTCTTTTTGTTCTTTTACTTTATTGTCTTTTTTTGTTTTAAGATCAGATATTATTTTATCTGTAGATTGATCTTTTGTTTTTTCTCCGAGCTTAGCAAGATTGTTTTCATTTTCTTTTCTAACTTTTTCTTGTGCTTCTCTAACTCCCTTTTCAGATAATATAGCTAATTGCTTTTCAGCAGGCACTTTTCGATCTGCTACCTCATAAGTTGATTGTTCAACAAAATCTGACCATTCTTGCTCAGAAACAAAGCTTTTTACATATTTATAACCTTCGCTTACAGCTTCAGCTAATGCTTTACCTCCTTTATAAGCTAATTTAACAGTTCTAAGACCACCAATTAATAAACTAGTAGGAATAGCCGCAATATTAGTTTGGAGCGTTCCTGGACTTCCTGTGAGGTTTTGTAATTTTGCTATAACTCTATCTATAAATAGTTCAACATTATCACCTGTTTTTTCTTTTAAACCTTTTTGCTGTGTACTTTTTATATCAGGAGTTTGTTTACCTTCTACAAATAAATTATAATCTTTTAATAAACTTTGATTTGTTTTTATATTTATAAAATTATTTAAATCTAAATTTTTATATCGATCTAAATAAGTATCATTTAGAGCCCAGCCTTCTCTCATACTTCTTTGAAGTCCCTCTTGTATTAATTGGTTTGAAGATTTTTTAGACATTGCAACCATTTTATAATTGTTCATTATAAGAGGGTACATAGTGTTAAAATCTACATTAGAAGCAGCACCTGCAAATAAAGCACGATAAGCAGCAGAAGCAACCATAGCATGCTCAAACTCTATATTGTTGCCCATACCTTTTTCATATGCTACAAGTTGTGCTCCTAATTTCCACCAATTATTACTTTCATTACCTACAGGTTTCATAAAAGCTAAAACTTCACCTAATCTATTTTTATCTGCTTTTACATATTCATATAATCTTTTAGAAATTTGTCTATGTATCTTAGAATTTGCTTCATTAATTTTATTTAATTCACCCGTTTTAATTAAATTTTCTATTTGTTTTTCGTTTTTAAATAATTGTTTAGGTTGTTTTAAATATTCATAATTTAATACTTCATCAAAATTATTTCCAAAATCTTGCAAAGAATTAATTATTTTTTTACCTTCATTAGTAGCCACAGCTGTAGCTCTATTATTGCCAATAAAGTCTTTACTTAAACTATTTCTTTCAACAATATTAGGCCCAGAATCTGCTATTGCTTCAATTGCTTCTTTAGGAAACAATTTAACTATATTAGTTAGTTGACTTATAAGTTCAGATTCATTTCCCTTTCCTGGTATTTTAGGTAAACCAAATTTTTTTAATAATGCTACAGCACTTTTTTCAGATACTTCTGAAAAAGATTTATTTTGTGATTGTATATCATTAGCTTCCTCTATTATAGATTTAGGACTAATAGGGTCTAAAGCTTTTTGAGCTTCAACAAATGATTGTCTTAAAGTAGCATCGGTTTTTAATAAATTTATTGCTTCATTAGCACCTAATGATACAGCTAAAGTTTCAGCTAAACGTATTTTACGATTTGCCTTTGCTGATCTATTTTCTGTACCATCTGGTTTTTTAGGAATATTAACTCCTTTAAAATAGTTAACAAACGCTTCTTTACCTACTGATTTAAACTGAACTTTTTCTTTGTTTTTTAAAAATCCAGCCTCTTCAAAAGGGTTTTTATTTGTATTAACATCTCTAGCCATGACCATGGCTTCAGGCCTTAATAAATCGTATAAGGCTTCTGCGTTGTTTTCTAAAGTATTTGTAAAAGTGGCGTCGTCTTTTGTGTCTCTACCAAAAAATTTTGTTACTTGTTTATATAATTTATCTTTTAAAGTTTTAGAAATATCAGTAGCAAATTTTAGCGCATCGCCTCTTTCTTTTGTAGTCATTAATGCAAGCCTAGCAGCATTACTTATTTCAGAAGTTAAAGCTTCAGGCAATTTTATTTGATTTCCTATATCAATAGCACTTTGATCTATTGTGTCTTGATTATCAATAACTTCTTCAATTGCTGTTTGTTCTTGTTCAATTGCAGCAGTTTCTGTAATATCAACTTGATCCTGTTGAGATACACCTAAATCTTTAGCTATTCTATTAGCTCTTAAATTTAATCTATTAGTTAAAAAGGTACCTAAATCTTGTTTACTTGCATCAAATTCTTGTGTAACCAACACCGATGCATCTGTAACTAAATCACTTTTAAATGAATCTCTCGTTATGGTTTTCTTTTTATCTTCAGGTATACGATCATATATTCTTTTAGTAATTGATTCAGTTAATCCACCTATAGCTTGACCAAATTCAGTTTGTACAAAATCAAAAGTTTCTTTACCTTGTGGAGTTTTACTTAAACCTTCAATTATCATTTTATCGGTGTCACCATCGTATTTTTCTAATAATGCATTAACATCATTCTTAGGAACTTTACCTTGGTTAGGATTCATCATAAGAGTAAAAATCATTACTCTTTGATTTTCTAATTCGTCCTTTTGTTTTTGTAATTCTTGCTTAGCTAGATCTGGTGTTTCTTTTCTTTTTATAGAAGAATCTAATTGATCTATTTCACTTGTTGTTTGAGCAAGATCTTGTAAATCTTTATCTGATAATTCATCAAATTGATTTGAAACAGTTTCTCTTGATTTTCTTAAAGATTCCTGCTTTTGTTTAATTTGTTTATTTAGAGCTGCTTTAGTTTCAATATTATCTACTAATTCTATATCAGATTGTAATTCAATTATTTCTTTATATAAAGCTCTTTGTTTATCAGATATTTGTTGTGGTTGTAATATGTTTTCAGCAAGATCTCTAAAGTTTTGGCTTTTAGCCTCTTCATCTGTAGGATTTTCTATTTTATTTTTACCTCTTCTAAAACTAGTTAAAGAACTTCCAACACCGCCCATTACTCCACCTATAACAGCTGTTTTAAAAAGCCTTCGTGGTAAATTATTAAGAGCCTCTTCATCATCTAAAATAGCATAATCAGCTATAAGAGATTCTATAGCTTCAGCAGTAGCTTCAGAAGCTGCTTCACCTGCAATATCTTTTGCAACATTAAATGTTATATTAAAAGGAGATTGATTTTTAGGTGCTTTACTTAATCCTTTTCCAGCAGCTGCATAAGCTCTACCTAATCTATAAGTAAAAAGTTCTGTAGCAAACTCTCCCCCGCCTGTAATTGTTGAAGCAGCCCATTTTTGTGCAAGAGTAGCATCAGGTTTAGTTTCCATTATTTCAGCATACTTATTGCCTAAAGCAGATACACCTTGAGCCGCTAAACCTGGAAGTCCGAAGACAATACTAGAAACAAAGCTAGGTACAGCCCCAGATAATTCTTCACCAAATTGTTCTGCTCCTTCTGCATATCTACCTTCTCTAAATAAATCAACATAGTCTTTTTCTAAACCCGTTTTTTCATCAATACCAAAATCAGGACTAGTAAATTCAGAAAATTCTTGAATAGTATCAACAGCATCATCTATTGTTTTTCCTGTTACTTTTTGTGCAATACCTAAACCAGGAATAGCAAAACCAATTAATTTATTAGCTAAAGCCTCTTTTTCTTCTAAACTTTTTTCTTGTCCTGTTATACTATAAAAAGTATCTATAATACTTTTAGCAAGATTTGTAGTAACACCTTGAAATAATCCTGCACCAGTACTTGCGGCTTTACTTAAAAAATTAGCAGCTGGAGCAGCAAAAAGACCAAGGCCATTAGGTAAACTGTTTAGTGTATTTCTAAAGGCTATTTTTTTAGCTTGTTCTTCTTGTCTTTCTCTTTCAGCTTTTTCTTCTTCTGTTTCAAGAGGAACTAATGGTTCTTGTATTAAACTTTCGTAAGTATATAAATTTTTGTTATGTCCTGGCATAATTATATATTAAAAAATTCTCTTACCTTTTTTATTGGTCCAGCTTTTTTAATGGGTGCATAGTTAAAACTAGTCATACCAGCAGGAACGCCATACATTCGTACAGCCATAACGTTTGCTAGCTCATTAGGATTATTCATAACACTTTCTGGAATTAATGCTAACTCCTCTCCACTTTTATTTACTAAATAAAATTTACCTTCAACTTCCATAATAGAATTTCCCAAAGGAGCATTTAAATTCCATGAAGATAAATTTGTTTTAGTAGGAGCCGGTAATTGATTTATAAATTGTAAATTAATATTTCTATCTCTTTCAGTAAGAGATCTAGCTTGATTCATCCTTGCTGCATTTGCTCTGTCCGCTGCGGCTATTTTAGCAATTTGTAAATTGTATTCTTTTTGTTTCCAATGGGCAATTTGTTTATCAACCGTTTGATCCATTGTTCTTGCAATCCATAGCTTTTCCATTTCAAATTCTAATTTGTTTGCAAAATTTTCACCATTCATTTCTTCTAATATACCCGGAATATTTTCAATTTCTGCAGCAGTAAAATCTTCTTTGCTTGGTATAAACTGCCCACTATTAGACATCTCCTCCATTTCGTCGTAAGTAAAACCGCCATAATCAACAGCTAATGATTTTAAACCGTCCATTTTATTTTCATTAACAAAATTGTCAAAACTACTTCTTACGGTTTTAGAAAATTCTGTATTGTTTAAATCAGCGGGAATACTAGACATATTAAATTGTCCTGTAGGTTGCCCTGTTATTGGATCAACAATTTCTTGTTCTGTAGGCGTGCCTAAAGCATCAGCAATAGGCTTTGTAAGAGATTCAAAGCTATCAACCTTTTTAATAGGCCTTGGCATTTTACTTAATTGATTTGCAGGTATGCTGAATGGTTTATTTTCTTTTGTTGTGCCTGTAAACACAACAACACCGTTTTCATCAACTTCTAATTTTCCTCTGCCTTCAATACCTGCTTGAAAAAAATCTTCGTTTTCTTGATCATTAGCACCGGAAAGAACACCTTGCGCGTTGTCAGTAGCATAAGTGGTAAAGTTTGTTTGTAGAGCTTCAAGCATGGGTTTTATTTGCCCAACTTGATTTTGTAATGTACCGTATAATCTACCAAATTCAGCACTAGAAATTCTATTGTTTTCAAGATCAGTAACTAATTGAGAACCTCTATCAGCTAAACCTCTGCTCACTGTTGCAGCATAATCATCTATAGCAGAAAAACCACTGTCTGAAGGAATCATTAATCCTTTAGAATACTCTGCTTGCATAAAGCCAAAAGATGCTCTTCTTCTTTTGTCTAATTCATTTTGTCTTCTTCTTTCTCTACCAACTTTAATACTTTCGTCAATATCATCAGCAACAGCAGAGTAATCAAATGGGCGACTAGGTGCAAGGTTATTAAAACCCAAGCTTTGGGCAATTATACCTTGTCTTTTTAAAGGGCTATTTTTAGTATTTTTCATAAATTTATCCTTTTCCCATTAAACCTCCAATTTCACTTCCTAAAGGATTCATTAAAGCACCTATTCCTCCTAATAAAGCACCTGTTGCTTGTTGTCTAGCTTGATCTGCAGCCCCTTTTCTTTGTGTTGAAAGCGCTAATATATCTGCTTTTTGTCCATACTGTTGTTGTTGTCCGGCTTGAGCAAGTTGTGCTCTATTTATATTAAACGAATTTGCTTGTTGCTGATTTTGTCTAGCAAATTGGTTTTGAGCAGCAGCCCCAAATTGAGCAGCTGCATTTTGTGCATCCATATTAGCTAATCCAAATTTATTAGCAGCATCAAATTGGCTCATTGCAAATTGATTACCTTGACCTACATTAAATTGGGCCATTTGATTTGCTTGACCAAATGCATCTCTAGCAAATTGGTTTTGAGCTTGTGCACCAAATCTGGCAGCTTGATTAGCTGCGTCAGCACCAAACTCAGCGGCTCTATTTTGTGCTTGTGCACTAAATTGCCTTGCTTGATTATCTTGGCCAACATTAAACTGTTGTTGTCCTAAATCAAACTGTGAGGCAGTATTTTCTTGAGCAAGCTGTGATCTTTGTAATTCAGATTCGCCTTGTGCTCTAAGTGCTTCATTTGCTTTAACTTGTCTGTCTATATCAGCAGATATTCCTGCTTTTGATTTTGCAGCGGCTGCAGCTAAAGCTGTAGCACCACCAGCACCTGTACCAGCCTGAGCAGCAAGATCTTGCGATGCGGCTAATGCTTGATCAGCTTCTTGCGCGGCTAAATCAGAACCTGCAGTTGATACTTGAAGATTACGCATAGTATTTGTAAGACCTGTATCTGCTCCTCTCATAAGGCCATCAACGCTTGTTTGAGCAGCACTATATCCTTGTGCATCATAACCTTGTGAATCATAACCTTGTGCTTGACCTAATTCAGCCATACCTGCTTGCCCAGCTTCCCCAAGTGTTCCTGCTTGGCCTAAAGCAGCATCATAACCTTGTGCTGTAGAAGGATCTAATCCTGTAAATTGTGCTTCTTCACCAAAATTTCTAGTATTAAAATCAAAAATTCCTTGTCTGCTTTTTTGATATTCTGCATTTGCAGCTCTTTGTTCGCGTCTTCTTTTCCTACCGCCGAATAACGATCCAACTGCACCTATAATTTTTCCCATTAGTATTTTAGTATTAATTCATATGACGGTGTTTTATCAACCGTATATTCTGCATTTTTATATTTATCTAATAATATTCCAGGTTTTGCCCATGCAAAAGAATATTTATATCCTAATTCTTCAGCAAAATCTGTTGTAAAATCTAATAAAAGTTGCAATGCATCACTTCTGTCAGTATCTTTATACGATTTATCGCTAACTACTACAGCTGGAATTGCAGTTTTACTATTTGTCATCCATAGCCACATAGCAGCAATAGGATCTTTTCCTTTGCAAACCATAAAGCCACCTAAACCTTCTCTTTTTTTTTCTTCATTGCCTATTTGAAAAGCGCCTGGAAGAAAATCACGCGGTATAGCTTCTTGTTTATAAGCTTCCCACCATGATGGTAAAAAATCCCAATCGGATTCTTGTAATTTTCGTACTTGTAATTGCATATAATTTAATTTGATGAATAAACTGATTCAGAATTAATTGCATATAATTCTTTTTGTGTTTGAGCATTAACACCTGTAACTTTTAATCTTACCTTCATAAAAACACCTTTTACGCCTGATATTAACTTTGTAGCATTAGCTGAAATTGCACCAGCATTTGCTGTATAAGTTGTTTGTTGTGAAACTATAGGTGTAAAATATTTACCTTCTTTTTTTTGAAACGGAAATGTTATTATTGTACTCATTATGCACTTTGTGTTATATTTATTGTATGTGAACTTACACCTGTAACTCTTGAATTTTGTTTTGATATAACAACCGTACCTGTTCTAGAGCTTCCAGTTGTATTATCAGCTACATTAATTGTAAAAGGATAATTACCACCATATATGGTAATATCATCTGGATCAATTAATAAAACAGCACTAGATGTAGGATCAACTGCTGTTCCTTGTGTTGTAGCTGCTGCTAAATATATCCAATCTGCACCATCTCCAGTATCTGTTGGCTCTACTCTTACAGCAATATTAGCTTTTTCACCGGCTACATCTCCTATAACTAAATTATTATTACCAGTTGCTGCAAATGTATGTGTTCCCGTAATAGTACCCATAGCCGCTGTTACTTCACCTGAACCTGTTATAGTAGCAGTAGCAGTCGTATTTTCATATATTTTAGGTAATACAATTGATGCTTGATAATAATCTTGTGTGTATGCGCTTGTAAAAGTTGTTATTTCTGTTATAGTAGTGTCTTCTGTATTATAAGCAACAGCATAAGAACTAGGTAACATTACTTTTGTTGTGCCTGTAACATCTTTTCTAAGTGTTGCAGTACGTTGATTTTCAGAAACATATGGACTTATTGTATAAGCATTACCAACTGAGTTTCCTGAGGGTACTGTTAATGTACCTACAGAAGGAGTTGCCCAAGTTAAAGTATATAATGTAGTACCACTTCCTGAAAATGTCATGTTTTCATTAGTAGCAGCAGGAGGCATTGTAACCGGTACATTATAAGTTATTTGGTTTGTTTGCCTTGTATAAGGTAAAGGTGTTGTAATAATATTACCGCCCATACCACTATGGCTACTACAATAATAATATAATGGGCTAGAAGTTGTGCTAGTAACAACTATTTGTGTTTGTGCACCCGCAGTACCGGGAGTGCCTGTAACGGTAACACCAGCTGTAAATGGGTCTGCAGGGGAATTATTAGGATTTTTTGAAAACCTTAAAGGATGAGGTGCACCACCTGTTCCTGTTCCCCCGTTTGTTACGTCCGATTGATCAAATATATAAGTTTTACCTATAGTAAGGGCAATATTATCTTGCCTTATACCATCTAATGTATATCTATTAACATTACCAGTATAATTTATAACTTTAACAGGTATTGTTTCTGTACCTGTTATTGCACTAGTATTTAAAGAATTTAATGATCCAACTCCTATGGTAATATTATAAGGATTTATAAAATGTGTATTTGTAGGGGCAACTATTATATCTTGTGACGTTGCACCCGCCGCTAATTCAACAAGAGTTGGACTTACAGCCGCATCTGAAACAGAATCACCTACACTTATACTAAGAAGTGCTACAGTAAATGCTAATGAAGCACCTGTACCACCAACAGCTAATTCAATAGTTTGATTTGATGTGCCAACAGTATAGCTTATATTAAATACCAGCTTACCATCAACAATAGCAGTTGGGTTTGTTATGTTAACAGTTTGAGAACCTGAATATGTTAAAGTAACATCTGACGCTGCATTAAATTTAAAATCAGCATTTTTTGGTTCTACAAATACGGCCCATGTAATTGTTTCTCCTTGTTTAGCTCTGGCTACTCTTTCTCCTGTTATTAAAGTATTTGCGCCTACAGTTGTATTAGCTCTTAAAATTTGTAATGAAATATCAAAACAATTTGCATTAGTAGGTACTACACCAATATCTGATAAATCAGTTCTTAAAAAATCTAATTCCCAACCAGATGTTCCTTCATAACTTATATTATTAAATGTTTTAACAAGTGAAGGCCCATCATTTAATATAGGCTCTATATAAGAATCAGCAGAAGCAGCACCATAAAAACTATTTCTATTTACATCTTCTGAGTTATGCTTATATAATTTACCTGAATTAAATGTATAATATTTATTATTTAATGTTAAGCCACTTTCTTGTTTAAAAGATTTAAAGCTTGGCCAACCTTTGGCATTTTCATCAAATGAAATAGTAAAGTACCCATCTGATGCAGTCGCTATATTAGTATCTGTTTCGCTATCATAGCAATCCCCTATAATAGTTAAATTATATAATCCATGATATTCATCATAAGAGCCTATAACTTCTTTAGAATGAGCTAATGCATCTCTAAAAAAGTCACTCATACCTGAATTTGAAATCTGTACAATACCATTTTGAGATAATCTTAATACACAACCCCTATTTTTATCTGTAAAATATCTTGAAAAACCAAAAGCCGCAAAAGATTGTGGGTCTTTAGAAATTCCAAAATCACCCGCATAAGGTGCTATAGTTCCTAAAAATTGAGTATTACTAGTTACAGGCACTGCACCGCCTTCAGCAGAATATATAAAGTCTTTATTTATAGGTGATCTAGATAATTTATCTTCTTGAAAAACAACTATCTGAGTGTCATCAGCATAAAGTTTTTGAACAGAGCCATCTTGAGGATCTAATGATATAGTTAATCCACCTTCTGCTTCATTAAATTGATTTATATAATTAACATTAGTTCTTGAATTAAATAAACCACTTGAATGTATGAGTGTATTAAACCTTCTTTCTTCGGCAAAATTTTCTTTCACAACATAAGCTCTAACACCTACATCAAAAGCTTTTTCATTAAAACCAGCTCTTAACCTATTAATTTCTATATGTGTGCCAGCTGTAAAGTTTAATAAATAACAATTAAAAAATCTAATATCAATAGTTGCCCCTGCGTTATTTAAAACTGATATTAAACCACCTGTAGATGTTTCAAAGAAAATATCTAAATCTGATTCTACTGGCTCTGTTTCATATACTGAAACGCCAGATGTTATAGCAGATCCTGAGTCTGTAACAGTAGGTACATTAGCTGTACCTGCAGGGTTGTTAATTGATTGTATTTTTGTTAAACTAGAAGTTGTTTGATTAGCCCCATTTAATACTTTAGGATAAACAGAAACATTACAAGGAGATATTGAAGCGCTTGTACTAGGAGGTATTACAGCTGTTTGATCTCTTGGTATTTTGTTTATGCTATCTCCAAGCCTTGCAATTACATTACCTCCAGTAAGAGCAGAAATCCAATTATAATATTCTTGTTCCCTTTGCTTTACAACTATTTTGTATGAATAAGCCCAATCAAGTGCTTTTAAAGAAGCTACAGCCGCGGCAGAAAAAGATATTCTTAAAGCATTAAATACACTAGTACTATTAGATTCGCCAGTTGCGGCATCTACAAATACTGTATCATTACCTGTTGATGATAATATTACAGGTGATTGTCTTCCAAATTTATCAGCTAATACAATACCAACTTGATATGTTCTTCTAGACTTAACAGACATAGATGTATCTAATGTAGCATATCTAGCAGAAGTTTCTCCTGTTCTTGTAACACTAAATGATATATCTGGTATATCAAAGTTTTGTAAAAAATTACCATATACAAGTCTCCCTCCGGCTAACTCTTGTGATTTAGCTTTTTTGGGTACTGCATCAGAAACCCTTGTTAATTGGTCACCAGGTAATGTTTTAAAAGGATCTTGTGATTTATAAAAAAAGTTTACAGATGCCTCCGTAGTAATTGTTTTTTCTTCAACAACATATAAAGTTGATGAACCTGTTTCCTTATATATTAATTCTACACCAGTAATACCATAACCTGTTGGCGTTGATACTGCTAACTGCACAGATTTAACTGCATTTACAAATGTTTCAATTTCTCCAAAATCTGATATTGAACTTGTATTAATTGTATCAGTATTCCCTAATCTTGAAAAGCATATAGGTGTAAAAGGCGCTAATACACTATATTCTCCATCTTCAAATTGATAACGATATGAAAATCTTACAAGTTTATTTTCTAAAAAATTAGATGTAATTACCGCACCAGTTTCATCTGTATTTGATAATGCTAATATTTCAGCAGCTTCATATGGAGAAAATTTAGCTACAGACATAAGATTATCAACACCTGCACTAATACTATAATGGCCTTCTTCATTTCTTGCAGTATCTACATTTATTTTTCTTGGAGGATTTCTATCGTCTGTAAAAAATAATAATGTATCAACAAGATTAACACCTGTAATAGGAAATTCTGTATGAAAATTTAATGTATTTTCATTTACTAAAACTATAGATTTATTAGCTTTTTGATCATATTCTATAATTTGATGATTTTTATTAGAGCTGTTTGAATGATCATAACTATCATTATTAGTAATAAAATAATATATTTTTTCGTTACCGTTATCTCTTAAACTACCAATAACTTTAGCCCCACTTATAGATGTAGATACTATTTCTTTATTACCTAAAAGATTTTCAACAGCGCCCATATCAGAACCTTCTGATTTACTTACGTTTATATTTAAAGCTTCACGATATTCACCGGGCTGGACGAGTCTATCGTCTTTATCTCGATTCATTCGGCTTGCATTGAATAGCCTTTTTATTTCTGGCATATTTTAATGTTTAATCCACTTAGATTTACCTCTTAATACTTGTGCCATTTCTTCAGTTTTCATATTAGAAAGACGTATTTTTGCATTACGCATTTTAGCACTTGCTTCTTTTTTATACAATGGAGCTGCTCCTGCGCTGGTGGGTCTTAATTTAGCTAAATTGTATAATATATTTGCGTAAACAGCATCTTCAGCCATTTTTGGGACAAGCACGTTATCAAAATTTCCATTATTACCTAATCCATCAGAAATATATCTTAAAGTAATCATAGTCCCTTCTTTAAAAGCTGAATCAAAAAATATTTTTCCAGCTTCTAAATCTAAAATATAACTGCCATTAAAATTTTGTCTTTCGGGTTCTAAGCCATATCTTCTACCAAAATAGCTATAGTCATCATCATCATAATAACCATCATAATAATTTTGCGCGTCTTCAGCCCTAATTATTCTATCAGTGTTTTGAAAGCGAGTTAATGTCTGTGAAGTTTCTTCAAAAACAACATTTCCATCGTTATCATATAAGTACTTATAGTCTTGATCCTGCGCTACAGCTTTTGTTGCTTTTGTTGTTCTGCTTGGTTGTATAGTTTTTAAATTGCCAAAAGAATCTGTAAAAGAAACACTTACGTAATTCACATAATCTGATGGCAATGACATCTGTAAAGTGCTGCTTAGCTCAACTTCTATGTTTTTTTCAGCGTGTAATATATCATAACTAAATTCTTGAACAGATCTTTGAGCCCAAAACGCAACTTCATATCGCGGAACTTTTGTTAATACTTTTCCATCTCCTATATATGCAATAATAAAATTATTTATTATATCGTTAAGATGCACTCTGCTATAATATCCAGGTATAGCTAATCCTGTTCCGCCGTCTAAAGCAGAATAATTATCTACATCTAAAGGTTTTCTTGATATTGCCATTATTGTTCAGTTGCTTGAAGTTGTTGATCTTTACCTTGCCCAAAGCCAGATACATCAGGTTGTTTTATAGTTACTCCAGCATAAGATAATATTTTTGCAACTAAAGAATGTTTTTCTGAAGGATGCAATCTAAAATCATATGATTTAGCTGTAGCATTATAATCATCAGTAGCCGGATCAAATACAGTAGAATCATAAATAGGCTCATTTGGTACACCTGCTGCTATTTGTGATGCAGTTGGCATTAAATAACCCCATTTAGGTTTTTGTGGTATTTTTATATAATCTATATCTACCCCTGAAGTTATAGTATCTGGGTATATTCTAACACCTGTTTCGCCTACAAAAGTAAAAACAGGTTGACTTGCTACTGGGGCTGTCAATGGTGATAAATTAACGTATTTAATTTGTTCATGAGCAACAAAATCCGCTGTGCTAATTTTAGTTACATTATCTACTGTATTACTTACATTTACAACACCTAATCTATAAAAATCTGTAGGGAATTGAAATATATTACCAGCTTTAGTCAATGTAGAATTTGCATAAAAAACATTTATTCTTTCTGAAGTATTTAATACAGGATCAGCAAAATCAGATTGTAAATTTGCATTAAGCTCATATCCAGACTCTCTTGCAAAATAACTTTCAAATATTTCATTCTGGGCCTGATCAGATAATCTATTAAATTCTTCTGGAGTTATATAACCACGGTTGTCTTTATTAGTTATTACTAATACAGTTTGATAAACATCGTTTATATTTATTGCCATTATTTTATTTTTAATTAGTTGATATAGGGTTAATTTCTTACCCTATATCATTTGTATTATGATAATTTTTTCATAATAGACTTCATTAAATCAACTCCTTCATCTGTTTTAAAATATGCTGCTAAAGCACCATAAGGGTGTTGATCAAAAGGAACAGTCATTACCTTTTTACCGTTTGATAGTTTGAATACAGTTCCGTCTTCAGTTAAATTTAATATACCAACTTCAACAGCCCTGTTAGCTAAATTCCTAAGTTTTATATCTTCATCTTCTGATAATTCTATAAATAATACAGGATCATTTTTAGCAAAATTATAAGCATCTCTTTTAATTTCTTTAGAGCTCATAGTTGAAACAGTAGAACCTAATTCAGTTCTCATTATTGCTTCTAAATGTTCTATTTCTAAAGTATTAACAAGATTTAAAGCTTCTAACTCTAATTCTATCATTTTAACATCATCAATTGCTTCTTTAGCAGAATCAACTTCTTGCCATAATTCATTAGCTTTAGGATGATATAATGATAAAAGTTTTTGTAAAGATTGTTGTTGTTTAGGGACTTCTAATACGCCATCTAAAAATATAATGTGGCCTAAAGTAGCGTACCCATTTTGTTCATCAACAAATAAAGACTTTTGATTTGTAGCATATCTTAATTCTTTACTTTCACCGGTTGTTTCATCAAACCATAATAAAGGTTTTCTTCTTGTATGTTTTGATTGTATTGTCCAACTAAGAGGTGATTTACCTCCTGTTAAAATATATGTTCTATCTTTTATTTCCCAATTTTTTTCTTTAGAGGGAGATTGTTTTTTTACTTGTGTTGTCATAATATAATATAATATAATTGTTAATAAGAATTACCCCCGATATAACACGGGGGTAAAACTTATATAAATATTAAGCGTCTTTAAATAATACAAAGTTATTTGCACCTTGTACAATTAAACATCTTTCACTTAAATAGTGCATTCTCATTTCATCAATTGGAGAACTTGATGGTCCACCTACAGATCCAGTAACCCAAGACTTCATTTTTCTGTTTTCAGTCTCAGATGCTCTGTATCGTATGTGTAAGAAAGGTCTTTTAATGTTTGAACCAAGCACTTGGTCATAAACAGTAGAAGTACCAGCAGGTACTAATACACCTTCAATGTCACCAAAACCTCCTCTTGTAGAGAAGTCGTTTAAGTATTTCCAGTCAGTTTTGTAAAAGTCATAAGACCCTCTTCTGTAACCTGTAAATCCTAAATTTAATGCCATATCCTCGCTGTTGTTAAATACTCCAAAAGATGTACCTCCAGAATATCCTCCGTTTTGTTGTGCAAGAATGTCATCAATTTCTAAAGAAAGATTTCTATCTAAGAAAAGCATGTTTTCTTCAATAGCACCTTGCTTATCAAGTTGAGTTAAAACAGCGTCAAAGTCTGTTAAAGCTCCACCACCAGCTGCTTGTGCACCAAATCCTGAATATACGTTACCTCTTGCTTCAATAGCTTCGAAGAAACCTTCAGTACCTTTAGCAGTAGCTGTTAATGCTGAATCATAGAAATTTAAAGTAGCACCAGTATTTAATTGCTTCACACCTTCAACCATTGACATTTCAAGATAATCTTCAAAACGTAATCTGTTTTCGTGTTCAGATTTTAAATACCATAAATATCCGCTAGCTCCATTTTCAGAAGTAACTTCAATCCATCCTATTTGTGCAGTGTCAGAACCACTTATAGAATAGTGCTCTTTTAAAATTACAGGACTATTCTTAAATGTAGCATAACTAGGATCTAATTTTTCAGTAAAGTTAGAAGATCCTTTTGCAAACTCAGATCCATATGCTAAAGCAGTAAATCTTTGAGCTGTTGTAATTGCTGGTACACCAGTAAGTGATTTTACTTGGAAGTACTGTCCGCTAACATTAGTAACAATAGCTTTGATCATTGCTCCAGTACCACCAATTGCTGATGTTGCACTAGTTTGAGCTTGAATCATTACTGTTTGTCCTTTTCTAAAGTTAACAGCTGTAGTTCCTTGAGTAGTTACACCAAGGCTAGAAGGTTGTGCTGTTGGTACAAAAAAGTTTCCAACTTCTCCTCCTGTTGCGGCAGCAGTTGCTGTACCTGGAGTTGTTCCAGATGTTGGCATTGTGCCAGAATCACTTAAATAAACGATATTTGCATATCTTGTGTGCAATCTACCTTGCTCAGTCCAAATAATTTGGTCTGAAGTAGATGGCATCTCCGCAGATACCATACGTAAGAAAGAACCGATAGATCTGTTTCCATATCTTTCAACTTCTTGCTCGTATACATCTGGTAAAAATTGTTGAGCCCACTGATTAAAACTTGAATCTGTGAAGTCAATATAGTTTCCTGAATATAGTGCCTTAGTTTGTGTTGGTTGTAAGGCAGCAGGAATTCCACTTGTAAAAGCCATAGTTTAAAATTTTTAAAATTAGTTATTTATTCCATTTTATGCGCAATTTATCTGAAGAGTTACCAGAAACTACTTTTATTTTTTGTCCTGAAGGTGTTACTATTTGAGAATTATCAGCTCTAGGTGTCATATCTATATTTTTTGCAGCTTTAGCAGATTCTTTAATAGCATCGGCACGGCCTTGCTCGTAAAAATGATTAGCTATTTTATCGGCATTACGCCCTGCAAATATTGCTTTATGATAACCTTTTGCATCAGTTATATTTCCATCTTTATCCAAATAATTTTGAACAAAATTTGATATATCATTTTGAAATTCTTTTACCTTCAATGGATTTTCTACTTTAAACCTATATTTGTTTTCACCAACCTGAAAATCAAAACCTTTGAATTCTGTATTAAAAACATTTTCGGTTTTTTGTTTAAAATCTTTTGATAGTTTTTGTTGCTTTTCTAATAATTGCGTCTGTTCTTCATAATATTCAACTGCTTCTTTATATTCTTCAGGAACACCATTTTGCTTTCTTAACTTAAGATCAGCGTAGTATTTTTCTTTAGACTTATTAAAATGCTGTTGAGCATTATATAATTCTTCTTTAAATGCTAGTTTTTTAGCCTTTATATCAGAAGGTTCGTCGTTTTCCTCATTATAAGCAAAGTTTTTATTCATTAAAAAGTTTATATCTTCGCTGTCTAAATGTGGTTTTGTTGACTTATAGTATTCATTAAGAAGAGATAAGTTGTCCATTTTGGAAAAATCTTTATTAAGATTAACATAATCTTCAAGTGTTCCTCCGGTTTCTTCCATGAACTCTATTAATTTATTTACATTCTCGGGTAGCTTTGGTGTTTCTGCTTCCGGCAATATTTCTTTTTGTTCTTGTACGGGCTCGGGACTTTTAGTGCTTGAATCCACTCTTGCCTCGTTAACTGTATCATTTTCATTTGTAACAAGTTCTAAAGGTGAATCTATTTCTTCCCTCGATTTTTCTTCGTTACTTTTATTTTCTTTTTCTTGTTTATTTTTTCCGGCAGGTTCTTCAACTTTTTCTTTGTTTTCTTTTTGAACTTCTTTGCTAGATTCGGATCCGTCGCGTACAGATACCTCATTTGTGCTTTGCTCTTGAACGGCATTTTCTTTTTTAGTTGGGGGTTTGTCTAAATTCACTTTATAAACTCCATCGTCTTGAAGACCGTAATCAGGGTTTACTTCTCCTTCTTTAACCGCAGTTTCTAAAACAGCGGCTTCTTTTTCTTGAGTTGAAACTTCTTGTTTTTCTTCAACTGCTTTTACTTGTACTTCTTGTTCCATAATAATATATAATAAAAATGTTTGTAAAAATTATCTTGGTTCAAACCTAGATAAATCTATGCCACCTAATACATCATTGCCTTTAGACTCAAACGATTTTTTAGGTTTATTTGTTTTTGGTGGCCCGGCTATACCACTTACTGATATTTTTTTATCAGCAATATCTTTTTGCGTTTTATTTTGTTTTTCAGCTAATTCTTTTTGTGCTTCTAATTCTAAAGCTTTGAGTTTAACGTTAAGGTCATATTCAAACTGCATTAATTCTCTTTTAGTTCTTGCTTCAACTTCTAGCTTTTTAATACTTAATTCGTTTTCAGCAGTAGAAACTTGTATTTTTGAAGAAGACTTAACTTGTTCTGCTTGTGCTTTAGCCTGCTCTATTTGTATTTGAGCTTGACCTTGAGCTTCTGCTTGTGCTACTGACGCAGCTTGTGCTTGTGCTTGATCAGCTGCCTGTTTTCTTAATCTTCTTATTTTAAGTAATTGATTAGCTAATTTTGTATTTTTAATTTCTCTTATATCAATAGCATCTTCTAAAAATATACCACCTTGAGAAAGCGCTGTTTGTATATTGTTTTCTAAAAGTCCTTTTTCTTCCGCGTCAGGTTCAATTTCTAAAAATATTCCAAAATCATGTAAATGCAATTCTTTCATATCTTCTAAAGCTCCTACTGAAAATTGGCCTATACCACTTATAAAAGCTTCTCTTGTAGGATGAAATTCTAAAACATCTTTTACTCTTAGCGCAATTGCTTCAGCTAATGAACTGGTAATAAACATACTAGAATCGAGTATGTGTCTTGTAGCTACGTTACTATTTGCGGCTGCTAATTTTTGTACACCAACTAATGCTTTTGGGTCAGGATCACTGCCGTCGCGAGCTTCATTTAAACCGCTGACATCCCGTATCATTTGTAAGTATTGATTGTATGCACCAATTAAAATTTGTATTTGATTGCCACCACCTCCAGGTAATTCTTGTATTGGCACTTTACCTGGATTCATTTCACCATCTACTGTTAATGATCTACCAATTATAGAACCTGTTTGGAAATACATATTTAATGCTTCCTGCGGATTATAACTTGTGCCATTACCTAGATCTATTTCAGCTAATCCATCAGCATCTAAATATACTCCAGATGGAGTCATTCTTTGAATAGCTTGCTGCATTTTTAAATGTGTTAGCTGTATTAAATCAGCATACGGTGTCATTTTAGATACTAAAGAATTTATATTTCCTTTGTAAATTCTTGGAGCAGATACTATGTAATTCATCATTACCTTATTAGTGTTTGAATAAGGTCTGATCATGTTTTTAGCTTTTTCCCATTTTAATAATTTACTTGCACCTAGTATATATACACCTTCATAAATTACTTCTATAGTTTGAGCAACTCTTTCAAATCTAGTTCTTTTATCTTTAGGAGGATTAAAATCATCTTTTTTTATAATAGCTTTATTACCACCGGTTGTAGTTTCTTTTATTTTATATACAGAGTTTTCAAAACTTTTCCAGTTAAAATATAAAAGAGTAACAGTATTGTTATCTTGTTCATCATTATTATAGCTAGAGCTATTATCATAATTATTATAATAACTTCCTTTTTTTTGTAAGTCTTCAATATCTTCAACTGTAAATTCAGGAAATTCTTTTTTTAATTCATTTATTTTTACTCTTTTAACTTCTCCAAAATAATAACAATCTTCAAAGTTAGGGTCTTCTGTATATGACCACACTAAATTAGCAGGATCTACATAATTTAATTTTATTCCGTCAGTATTATTAAATGAATGTTTTGCTGCGCCAATGCCTAATACAGCTAAATCATAATCTATTCTTTTTTTAAGTTCTTTATATTTATTTCTTAAAAATATATTTTCAATTGCTTGTTCTTCAGCTATTTCTATACCTTGTTTGTATTCTAACTGCATATATAATTCAAGCTCTTCGGTATTTTCTGGGCCATCTTCAATAGGAACATTTCTAGCATCAATCCCTAATTGATTTTCTATGTCTTGTAAAAGACCTTTAGCATTTATATCTCTTTGAATATCATTAACAAAGTTTGTTCTTCTACCAGTTGATATAGGGTCTTGAGCAAAAGCTTTAATTGAGAATAATCTATCTTGCATACCATTTACTACTATATCCACAAACTTAGGTATAATAGGAACTGGTTTCCAATCAAGATTTAAATATGATAAATCTCCATTTATAGCAAATTCATCTTTATATTTGTTTATAGATTGTTCACCTCTAGCATATAGCCTAAGCCTATGATATTCATCATTGGTTTGATAATATCTTCCCGATCTACTATCTTTATTAAACCAATCTCTTTCAATAGCTTTAGCTACATCACTACCATATTCAAAAGATTGTTTTTTCTCATCTGATACAGCTTGGCTCGGAAATTGTACTTTTGATTTTGTTGTGTACGCCATATTTATTTTATTAACTGACTTCTAATACCTTCGTTTTTATATTTTGAAAAACTAAAGTCTAATGCTTTTAATTTTCGTTTTTGTGTTGGGCTGTAAAAATGTTTTCTACAAGCCATTATTGCAAGGCCACTACTTATAGAGGCATCAAATGCGGTTCTTTTTGATATATCAAACTTTGCCCAATCTTCTAAAGTTCTTTGAAAATACATATTCCCATATCCGTTTGATTTTTTACCAACGTACTCTTCTATATATGATTCAATTGCGGCCGCATGTGCTTGCCTTATATCTTCTGAGCTATTAGGAATACCACCTAATTCTTTTTCTGTTTTAGATAAATTACTCTTTAGTTTATCTGGGCGGTTCATAGAAAATCCTCTATAACCTCTTCTTTTAAAATGATACAATAATCTTGGTTTATTATTTTCTGCAAGCAAGGGCATACCGTAAAAAATGCAAGCCATTAAAACATCTTCAAAAAATATTTCAGCTGTTTGAGGCCTTGCTACATATTCTAAAAAAAATTTTGTATTAGGCACATCACTAACCATTGAAAAAGTAGTTAATCCGTGTAATGCACCATTTGATCCATTACCACCTACTGTTCCTGATATATCATATGAGTCACATCCAAAAGCACCTAATCCATCATTACCAGCATATTTTATACCGTTTTTTTCTAATACATTATTTTGTAAACTTTTAGGTGGCACCCAGCTTATATAAAATCTACCCTTTTTTTGTGGTATCCAACTTACTTTAGAATCTTTAATTCCTTTTTCCCAACTAAAATTTCCTCTAGCAACATATCCTTCAGATACCATTTCTTCATTAAAATCTATTTGCTCATATATCTTAGTAAGATTAAATAAAGAGTTTAATGTTTCATCTCTAAAAGCGTGTTTTTCTGAACGAGGAAATTGTCTATAATATTCATTTAAACTATCTGAATCATTTTTTAAGCCTTCAACCTCGTTTTCCCAATGCTCAATAACTCCTGTGTGTATTTTTTCACCATCAATTCCTTCAACCGCTTTCTGTGGGCTGTCGAAGACAGGATAGCCATACTTGTCAATAAATCCTTCGTAGCCCCATTCCATAGGTAAGAACAAAGCATATAATCCGCTTGAAGTCTGACCATTGCGATTTCTTTTTGTAACGTCTGAGTCATAGTAAAGTTTTTTAAAATTATCTCCACCTTTATTCAAAGCGTTAGACGTTGATCCCATCATACACTTACCTACAATTTTTGAACCTAATCGTAAGCATGTTTTAGTTACTCTCCAGTTATTTAAAATATTATCCGGACGCTCCCACTTCCCTGATTCATCATGTACCAAGAGTTTAAGTTTTTCTCCATCATAGGAGTTGTCCCCGGTGTTTTTCCAGTCAATAGTAGTGTCAAGCCCTTTCCCAATTTCAACCTCTTCTGTGTCTGTACTTTTAAGTGAATTCCTTGTAAGCTTTCTTGATGGTACTTTATAAGAGATTTCTGTTTTTGGTCTTTCCATCCCATCTTGTATTGGCTTAAAAAAGAACGGGTAATTTGTGGATATTGGTACAATCTTATCAGTAAACATTTTTTTAGCATCTGCCCCTGTTTTTGACAACACACCAAATCTTGAATCTTTAGTAGTCGTTGCAATGTTAACTGCTTCTGAACTTGCCATGAAGGAAAAACCAGACCGTCTGTTTTTGAGATAGCACATTCCATAACATCTGGGATCTGCTTTGCATGCTTCCCAAAAATAAAAGAATATTTTGTTTGCTTGTCTAAAGTCGGGTGCACCCACATCAATTTTTGTCCAATTAAGATACATATAGTGCGATCCTGTAAGGTAGGTTTTTGTGCCGTTACACATAAACCAGTAACCATCATTACGGCGATCAAACTCTTCGTTAATATACTTATAATATTTTTCTTTAACATTTTCTTTATTGAGTTTGAAATCATATATACTTTTTATTCTATTTAAAGATTCAGGCCTTTCCCTTTGTGTAAATACTTGATCTTCTTTTTTAATTTCAGATCCATATACTTTATTAGGAGTTTTAGGTATTGCTATCTTTAGGCCTTGAATTTCATATATATCACCTATAGTGCCGTCTTTACTTATTACTACACAATCTAAATCCTCATTATATCCGTAATCGTATTTTTTATGTTTGTTTTTATTTTTTACTTTTTTATCGTCTAAATGGTCTGTATGAATTGAATATAAATTTTGTTTATACATTATTTAATTCTATCTTCTACACCTAAAAACTTTTCAGATTTTTTTTCTTGTTTATCTTCAGATAATTGTTCAATCTTATCTATAATTTTTAATGAGTCATCAATTGCTACCCATTTTGCTTGTGCCGCTATTTTAGCTTTTTCAGGATCTAATTCTTGTAAATTTATTTCTTGTCTAATAACTTTTTCAAGTTCTACTAAAGCTTTTTCAGCAGCATCAATAATTCTTTGTTTTCTCGCCATAGTTTATGCTTATATAATTTGATAAAATTCTGTACAGTTTTTGGCCATCTATATTAAACTCGTATTCAGAATTAGGTTTAAACCCTACCAGGTCGCCTTCGGATAGCCCTAAACCTTTTAAATACTTATTGCTATACACAAGTACTCCTTGCAATTCTTTTTCTTTTAAACCGTC